ATCAAACCAATCGTCATCCTTATAGGTATCTTCTACACTAGGTTTTTGGGGCGTAGAAGATGTAGAAGTGATAGATATATCACGTCTTTTATCATCATCTTTATCCGAAGATTGTTTATTCCTATCTGGCTCCATGTACATAGCTTACAACCGACTAATAAATTAAGTATAACAGCGGCTTACCAGAAGCCACTAACTAAAGAACCATAGATAGAAGCATCTCTTTGAATAGATGCGACTTCTATTTTGCCAGCATTGATAATATTTTGAAGTGCTTGTGCATTTTCACCATCAACATTACGAAGTCTAACTTCTTTAAAAAGATCAAACTCCGCTGGAGTCATGGTATCAAATTGACCATAAAACTCTAAACCTTTATCCTCAATACCTTTAGTTCGTTTTCCAGGAGCACTTCCTTTTCCTCCTTCTCCTCCGGCACTTCCTTGACCTCTTTTTACTCCTCCTTTTCCTTCTCCACCAGAAGAACCAAGAAATTTGTCATAACTAAAATCTTCTTTCTTTTTATCTTTATTTTTATCTTTATTTTTATCTTTATCTTTATCTTTAAACAAATCTCCACTGGCTTGTGCCATTACCCAGGCATTTATAGCTTTTTGATCTGTATGTGGATTACGAGAAGAAGGTTTAACACTTATATCTGCAAATTTTTTATAATCTGCAAAATTATCAAAATATTTTGTAGGATTTTTATGGGCATCATAAAACATATGTACAGCAGGCCCTCGGTCACCCCTTGTTAAACCCGCAATCCTCATAAGATCTTTTGTTTTACTGCTTTTACGTCCCATAACTAATTACTTAGCCCTCATCTTATTCTTAGTATAATTCCTCAAGTTTTTTTGAGCTTTATCATCATCAAAACCCATCATTTCTTCACGTGCATCAGCTATCATTTGTTTTGAATCAGGGCCAGTACCAAATACTCCATATCCACCTGTTAAATTACCTTGCTCATCACGTCCAGAAACACCATAGTAAGCTTCAGCTTCACGCCTAGTATCATCTTTATACTTATTCTGAGCTTCAAGAGTTCCTGACATCCGTGTCTGAATAAAATTACCAAGTTCAGCAGGACTACCAGTTTTACCCATAGATCTGGCTAACTCTTTGTATGCACTTAAATCATCTGAATCTAAATCACGGTAAAAAACAGTATTTGCTCCACCTTGAATAATCTCGTCTTGATCTTCATTAGGA